AACCAATCGTGAAGTGGCTTGAACATGACCACCGAGACTGGAAGCGGTTCCGGTCTCAAACGCTGACAATTCACAGTAATTGGTCCCACCGATGACTCGTCCAATCAGAGCAGTCTTGGCTTGATTGGTTCCGTTGGTGAGCCAGAGAGAAACGGCAGCGTTATAAGTGCAAGGATCGGGAAGGCTCAATCGAAGATTTCCCGTAGAGCTTCCAGTGACCGAGTTGATTGTCAAATCAACGGTGAATGTGGAAACAAAACCAATCGAAGTGTGGCGAGCAGCATTGACCGTAAAGGCAAACGTTCGACCACCACCGGAATCCACCAGTGTGGGAACCCACGTTGAAGGAGCGGTATCAATCGGAAGATTGCCGTACAACTCATCGAAGTTCGCATTGGCTTTGATCCACGATCCTCGGAGCGTGTCTCCAGAGTTGTCGTTTGCGGTTGACCCAACGTTGATGACTTGTTGCGACATACTATTCCTTTGGCAATGCGTACCAACCTTCTGACAGCGTTATACGGTTCTTGGAGCGCACAGAAACACCGTCCGCTCCTTTGACCCAAACTCGCGCTTTGACGCTCTCAGCAAGCCTTACCGGCTCACCGTGCGGGACGTAAACGACGCGAGTACCACACCCACAACTACCCACCAGCGCGGTTAATGCGATCCAGAAGCTTTTCTTTAAGCTCTTTGTCTGGTTTTGCGTCTTCAACGGTGGGAGGTGTTTTCGCCAGACCAGTCAACCACTTTAGGAGCGCGGTGATGATCTGCTCTACGATGTTCACTCGGACTTCTTTTTGTCCGCATCCTTTGCGGCAATAAGACCGAAACCAACGGTCACAGCAGCAATGGTAGCAGCAAGATCAATGTTGGTCGCAGGGTCACCATCGAACAGTGCTTTCAAAGCACCGCCAACAGCGACCATGATTGCGCCAACTCCAGCGAGAGTGGTTTTCCAGTTCATTTCTTTAGAGCTTTCCAGAGTCCAATTGCAGCAGCGACAAAAGCCAACACAGCGGCCCCAAACTGGAACCACTGTGTTAGCTGCGGAAGCAAAGAAACCGCACCAGCAGCGGCAGCGGTAGCCAGAGAGATTCCAACCCCACTGTTGCTGTTGGTATCGGTTTGCATTACTCGGATTTAGGTTGAGCAGCGTTGACGATTAGGTCAACAAGCGGCAGAGCAACTTTTGCGTTCTGAATGCCACCAGCTTTAACCGCAATGTCGATGAGTTGCAGCAAACCGTTGGCTTGTTCTTGAGTCAGCTTGACGATGATTTCCATATTAGGCGACCGGAGCTTCAACGACCGGAGCTTCACCGTCAACAGCGGGGACAACCAAAACCGGCTCCACCTGCGGCAACATCGGCGGGACGATTTCAACCGACGGTAACCACGGCAGCGGCGGAGCGATGATCGGCGGGTTGATCTGGTTCTCGATCTGCTGCGAGACGTTCGCCTCAATCGCGCTCTGATCGACTCCATTGGCGAAGCACCAGTCCAGCACCTGCTGCTCGGTCAGTTGATCGTACGGCGTGAACGAACCACTCGGCGGAGCGAAGCTGGTCGATCCGTAGCAAGTGCCGCTGTACTGATCCTGAGTGCCGTTGCAACGCCAGTCGGCGGTAATCACAACGTCCGTGAGAGTGCCTTCGGTGGGCTTAACGAGAAGGCGTTCGATGATCCAGTTGATGGTCATATTGGTATTTGTTAGGCGACTTTGACAATGATCCGCGCACGGCCATCAGCGTCGATGCTGATAACCTTACCGACGGCCAGTTGATACTGCTCAAAGGTTGGATTGCTTACAGAGATTCCTTTGATTCCAATGCCATCGACGACCGGCACAATGTAGTCACCAGTTGTAGCTCCAGTCACGTTCACCGGAACCTGACCAGCGAAGGCGACACGATCAACAAGCTGGCGAGCGGCTTCTAATGCATCTCCTTCAAGATCAACACCCCACTTGTCGTTTCCGACATAGGAAGGATCGGTCGATTTCACAACAAACGAAACAGCATCAGCGAACACATTGGTCAGCTTACCGTTCGCGTCGATACCGGCCACATCCCCCTTCGCCAGAACAAAGTCGCCACATTTGACCATGTATTCGGCGTAGTCAGCACCAGAAGCGTTAACGGTTCCACCAGCGTTGATGGAACGCGAAGTGGTTGCGTTCCTTCCAACTTTTACAGCAGTCGCTCCAGCGTTGAATCCTTCAGCGTCTGTAACATAAACAATAAAGCTGTTGTTGATTGCAGAAGACGTAAAACGGGCCATTTCAACTCCGGCAGTAGAACCTGCGGATTGAATCCATAGACGGCCTCCAGCCGCACTCGTCGTCCCCACCAGCAAATTCCCACTCGCATCGAGGGTCATTGCTGTGGTGAATGAGCAATCGGTGTTTGCGCCAGCGGTTCCCCCAATGCGCCAAACGTGTGTTCCGCTTGTCTGATAATACTGGGAAGTGTATCCAGACGTAATCCGCTCCCATCTGGAATCAGTGGTGTCAAAATAGCAGTTGCTTCCAAACACAGCCAATTCTGACGAGAAGCCAGAGAGCGATGCGCTTTGACCAATCTGAAAAGCCTTGTAAGAAGTAGCCCACGCACTCGGCGTAACCCCCACGCCCACGTTGCCGGAGGAGTCGATCAAAAGTCGTGTTTGAACAGCCGTTTCATCTCCGATCAAAAATTGACCGGACGAATTGGAAGCTACAACGAATCTCCGACCTGAACCACCGTTGGAGTTCAACTGCAACTGTGCGGTATTTCCGCTAGAGGCTTGAATAAAAACCATTCCGTATCCGCTCGCGCCTTCCACTTGGATGCGCCCATCAGTGGTTCCACGAGCATGGATGTTGTACGAAGGACTAGCAACCCCCACGCCCAGCCCCGTGGAGTTCAGGGTCATGGCGGTGGAGCCACTGAGTCCGAACTCTAGCGCACCACCGTTGGCAAACAGATATTCAGAGTTTGCATTATCCGCAGCGTTTGAAAAACCGATGAATGAACCACGGCGCATCTGGATGTCACCACCGCCTGTAACAGCAGTGTTGATGCAGAACTTGTTTGTCGCACTAGTGGTTCCAAGATGAAGAGCAACAGCGGGCGAGGTGTAATTGATGCCAACGCCAGTAGCATTAACGAACAGCTTATTCGTCCGCACCGTCAGATCGCCGGTGATGGTGGCGGAGGCGAGGGTGGCGGTGGGAGAACACGCCAGAAGGTTGTTCAGCGTGACCTTCTTGGTCGTTCCGCTTGCAGCCATTGACGTATCGGAAACGTCCACGATGACCAACGGATCGTTTGCGGGATCGGTAGAGGCTCCGATGCTCGTTAGGGCTGTAATCTTAGAGTCTGCCATAGGTCAGGGATTAGTCGGTGGAGAGTGAGAAAACGATTTTAGAAGTGCCGTCCTCTTGAAGGACAAACGATGTCGCGTCCTCCTGCATCAGGTAACGGTCCATCGCAGGATATGCCACTTCGATGGCATCATCCGACGTAGACAGTTGCAGTGAGAGCGCGAGTGTCATTAGGTGGTGGCGCGAGCGAAATAGGCGATGACCGCGCCACTTGTCAGCGTAAAGCTGCTGATCTTACCAACGATGGTAATTCCAGCAGGAATTGTGGTTCCACTCCAAGTGCCGGTAACACCAGTGCCAGCAATGGACGAGATCACGGTCGCGGTGATGGTCTGGATTGCGATGTATCCCGCAGTCTGTGCTGAGGTTCCGGTGACCAGAGTGAAACCCTGATGACCCATCGAATCCTGCGTTGCTACATCGGTCTGGTATGCTGACATTTTGAAATCTTGTTAGAGGGGAGGTCACCGGAACTTTCCAGCAACCTCCCCAATTTTACGGTTAACCTTTACGGATCTTCGGTGCTAAGGCTCCCTGTACCCACAGTACGAGCTTGCCTCCTTCTGGGACATTCGCAGTGTTGAAATTGTCGCGTTGGAGAGACGCATCAATATCGGGACCAGCAACGAGCTTAGATTTGCCGTTCTTGTCCACCGCAATGGTAGTAGCGAGACGCATATCCTTAAGGATTAAGCGGTGATCAGCACTTCAGCTTGCGTAGTGTCCGCAGCGGCAGCACCAAACATGATGTCGTAGGACGCCATGTGAGAGCGCGTCGCGCGGGAATACCAGACCGAGAGCAAGCAGGACAGACCGTTGTTGGTGGTAACCGTGCGCTGTTCGATGAACTCACCGGCAACCATTCCAACCGGAAGACCGGCTGCGATGGCGATAGCGTCAGGACCGCAGACAAAGCCAGCGGTGTTGGTCTCAGCATCAGTCCAGCGGTTGTTCTCGGCGATGACATCGAATCCAAAACGACCGTTCGCAAGCGAAGACAGACGGCCATCGGGGAAGGTGTTAGAGGCCGACGAGAACAACAAGCGAGCGATGTGTCCACCGTCCAGAACGAGGTTCTTGGAACGATAGTTTTTGGCAGCAGCGAGAATCGCGGGGAGGTCGCTGGTGTCGAAGTTGGCAGCAGTTCCAATCGTAACGGCGGTGCCGTAGTTAGCGGCAGTCATCACGGCAGTAATCTTGTCGCTAATACCATAAGCGAACAGATCAGCAGAACCAGCGGCAAGATCAGCCAGAGCGTAACCCTGATTCAGTTCTTCTTGAGTGACGGTAAAGTTCTTACTGATTTGGTTAACGGTCACCGAAGTGGCAGCGAGCGTCGAATCGTTGTTGGTCTCCCAGTTGGTCGGATTGACCTGAGCGGCAGTGCCGGTCGTGAACTTCTTCACGCGAACGATGGCTTTCGGACGGAGGTTGTCCAGACCCACGTTGCGGCTAAAAGCGTCAACCATCGCCAACTTGGCAGCGGCAACGGTGATGATCGCGTCAGCGAGGTAATCCACGACAAGCGTCGAGGTAAAGGAATTCGCGTTTTGCGGAGCGAAAATGCTCTGCTGACGCAGCAACTCGCTGTGGTTCTCGACCAAGAAACGACGACGCTCAGCACCAGCGCGGAGAGACTTGTGCTTCTCCAGCAGCGGGTTTCCGAGATTCTCAATAACGGGACGCACCGGATCAGGAGCGGGAGCGGCGGTGGGCGATTTGATCGAAGCCTCCAAAGCGGAGAGCTTCGCGAGAATCGCGGTGAGATCAACGGAAGCGGCAGGAGCAGCCGCAGCCGTCACAGTAGTAGTGTCAGACATATGTGTGTCGGTTGTTTGTGTAGGTTGCGGCAAAGAAACTTTGCCATTTTCGCTGACGGCGTTATTGCCATCCGCAGAAATATTGTCTTCGGTCTCGCTGAGTTCCTGCTCTTGATCCAGTTGGACAGCAAGAGCGGTGAACCAATCGCGTCCAGCAGCACCACCCCAGAGGTTTGCTGCAACATCAGCGGGAGTGTTAGGTTCAGCTTCCAAGAAGCGTTCATTCCGTGCCCACCAAGCGACCGCTTTCTTAATCTTTTGAGGACTAGGCTCTTCGCCTTTCAGAAGGTTTCGAGCGTCAATGACGGTAGCCTCTTCAAGACCATCGCCTCCGAGACCTTCCTCATACTGTTTAATCCCACGCTCAAGATTATTCTTAACCGTAGGAGGAGCGGTCTTCGTAACAGCGCGGGGATGCCACTTAGCAGCCATCGCAAGCTGTTTGATCGGTTTGTCCACAAGACCAAAAGCAAGAGCTTCAGCGGTTGTAAACCAAGTCTCCGCTTTCATCGCAGCGCGGATCGACTCGGGAGAGCGTCCCGTCTTCTTAGCGTACACTCCAACCAACACTTCAGCGTGTTGATCCAGAGCGTCAGCCATTTTACGCATATCTTCCGAAGTACCAGAAGCCATACCGGAAGGATCGTGGATCATCATCAGAGCCGCATCTGCCATCTCAACGCGATCTCCAGCAAGAGCAATGATCGAAGCAATAGAAGCAGCAATTCCAACAACCCGAGTGGTCACCGGAGCTTTGCGACCGCGCAACTGGTTGTAAATGCTGAGACCGTCCCAAACATTGCCACCGGGAGAGTTGATCTCCACCAAGAGCGGACCATTGCCCACTTCGTTGAGAACGTCAGAGAATTGCTTACCAGAGAGACCGTTACCACCAAACCAATCTTCGCCAATCTGGTCAAAGATCTGAATGGTCGCAGTCTCACCAGCGGAAGCCGCAGGAGCGTAATAAAGCCAATCTGATTTCTTGGTGAAGCTCATTCTGTTTTGGCTTTTTGTTTGCGAGTCTTCTTTGCAGTAGCAGTAACAACCGTTTCTTCTACAACTGGAACTGCACCGCCTTCCGACGGAGCCACCGGAGCGGGACTCTCAGACGGAGACGGTTCAGGAGGTTGCGGAATAGTCGGCTCGGTCTTAATACGCTCGGGCCTATCCTCTTGTATAGTAGAAACTTCTGACACTCGGAGTCCGTACTTACCAGCAAGCTCTCTGATAAACAAAGCTTGTTGAGCTTTTGCTTCTAAAGCAGATCTCCAATCAAGACCCCTAGCACCGTAAACCTCATCATAAGTCAGAATGCCAGCTTCCAACTCAGCCAATTGAGCAGCGGAATTGCGACCAACATCAACGTTAGGAGAGCGCGGAGCGGTAATCGCTACTTCGTACCAATCAGACGGAGCATCATTGAGCGCGGGATCGCTCTTGATAGCGTACTCCATGACATATTCATAAATACGCCGAGCCGCTGACGACATCACTTGATGCCGAGACTTAAACCACACAGCAGACATATCTAGCGCACCGCGATAGACAGTCCCCTGCATGGACTCGGGATAAACAAGAACGTAAGGAATACCAACACCAGCACAGACTTTTTCAGTCAATTGCCGCCAGTATTCACGCATATTTACACCGGGACGTTCCGTTGCGAACTGTTCAAATGAATCACCGTTCTTGAGTACTTTAACAGACGATCCAAAGACCTGTTCGTAATAGTTCTCAGCAGTGTTCTGAGTGGT